GCACACATTGTTAGCTACCCATGCAGGTGTAGCGCCTAAAGTGAAGTTCTTGTATGTAGAATCTTCACCGTCAGATGTAGTGTTGAATACAGGTGCAATAACCTGTTTACAGAGGTCTTTGACCTCTTTGAAGGCTTTCTGGCGGTCAGCATCAAATGACTCTGTATCATTGTATGTAGCTTGATAATCTTTAGCATAGATGTAGAGTGAGTGCATACCTGTCAGTGTGAATGTGCCACCTGTTTTAAAGTAAGCCCATACATAAATGCTAGCAATGCGATTATTTGTTGGTTTAGGGCAGAAATTATCCTCTGAATACCGCTCAACCAGTTCACTCTTGAATGTATCAAGAGCCTCTTTAGCTGTCTCAACTTTAGCATCAAGGTCAGCTTTTTTAACCTTAGAAACTTCACCTTTTTCAAGGGCTTTAGTTCTTGATGCTACAGCTTTGCCGTATTTATCTGACAACTGTAAATAGTGCTGTCTGTCATACTCAAGCTGAATATCAGTACCAAACCGCTCAACATTGACAACCTGTTTTGGTGCTACTAATTCTTTCTCAGTGTTTCCTGCAATGTAAATTTTAAAGTTTTTCATAGTATTATCCTCCTGAATTATAATCCTGTTTATCTCTTAAAAAAATATATAGTTAGTCCGTAGACTGTTGATGTGCATATGAAGATAGTTTCGCACTCTTACTCTTTACCGAAGTAAAGTTCCTGCATAATCCCATCAAGGTGAAAATACAAGCGTGGCAAGCTACCCATCAAGGTGTAGACGTGCTAACTATACAATTTTCAAAGAGCGTACTCTTGCATCATGCAAGGCTATGTGGTATAATAGTTATGAACTGTTTAGGGTTAGGGGGCTTTGCCCCCTATGGTTCAAGGTATTCTCTATAGTCACAGTATGATGCAAAAAGCATATACCGCTGGATAGAGTCCACCCATCCCATGTAACCTTGCGGAACGTCGAAGCCCTTTAAGGTCATGGTATTACTCACCTCCTATTCAGTTGTGCATCCCCTGTCGTCAGCAGGGGATTTTTTAGTTGTTCAACAGGTTTTCCCTGTCGGTGATTGTACTATACCATAGGCGTTTACCTATGTCAAGTACTTTTTTGAAAAAGTTTTATTTCTCTGTTTTAGGAATTTTTCTGTGGATTCCAGAACCACTGTTTGAACTTGTCGACCGCCTTTCCTTATCGACACGCTTATCATATCATCTACGTGTCACATTGTCAACACTTTTTTGAAAATATTTTTATTTACACGTTTACAAAAGTCCGCAAAACCGCATAAACACTGGGAAAATTGCATGAAAAAAAGTTTTTTCGTGAAAAATTACTTCCTATTAAAGCGAAAAAATAAAAGTCGTCAGGATCAGACAGTCTGCATACAGAGTGCAGTATGTATTACACAGTGTATAAATATACAGTATGTCAGACGTATGACAAGATGTGATTATATACGGATTGTAAGACGTATTAACAAAAGTAGTATAGATGAACTATACAAAGTAATACGTCTTATAAAAGATAATATATCAGATAATATGTATAGTTTATTCAATTATGTCTGCAATTCGTGATTTAATGAAAGTTGCACGTGCAATTTTGTTAGAATCACAATAGTTTTGCAATTTTTCATATTGTGAGTTTGATAGTCTGATAGTTATTGTTTTTGTATTGTTTTCGTTCCACTCTTTAGCATATTTCTTGTTATATTCATAATTTGACATAAATTATAGCCTCTTTTCTATTCAATTTGTTGAGATGTATATACAATTAAACTTCTAGTAAAAATTGTTGGATAATTCAGCGCATAAGAAAACAATTGTCTGGAACATTGAATTTTAAAGCAAAATTGTATTCACAATCTTAAAAACGCTATGGCTCGATCAGAGAAATCAGACACAATTCAATACAATTCGTTATATTGACTGAATATTCTGATTACTTTAGTACTGTAAAATTCTATAGTATTATCACTGCAAGATTTTTCAATTGTAAAATTTCAATACTGTAAAATTTTGCTACGGTACGAATGCTACACACTGATTTATTAAAGTATACTAGGGCTATCCACTTTAGCACTTTAAAGCCTTGAAAACAGGGCATCTGTAAAACGATACATCTTACTATTGTGTAAATCCTAGCATTCCTACTACTTCAGTCAGGAACAACCAAAATCAGCCCAAACTGTTCATATCTGCCCACTAAAGGTTTGAAAATAAGCATTTTCGCACGTTTTAAACCGGGGGTACTTATGCCAAATTTTCCTTAAAAATGCAGTGTTTTCGGGGGATGCAGAGCTTTTTTGACACCAAGTTCAGATTTCGGATCCATGTTCCCAGTTTCTCCGATCATCACATCTCTCTCACTCGATTTCCAGATCAGAGTTTCTTCCTTATTATATATGTTTTCCTGATTCACCTGTTTTTATTTTTCTAAACAAGTTTGTAAAATTCTGTTGACATTTTTCATGGTCAGTGCTATAATACACTTATCCCGAAAGGGATAGAAATCACAGGAGGCACATATGAACGACATTACTTTTATTGGAGTCAATCTTACTCAAGAACTCCAAAAACAACTTGATTCTCACAAATCAGCCATTCTATCTACTGCACCTCCAGATGCAGTAAAAGGCTACAATCTAGGTGTACAAAACACTCTTCTACTCTTAGACTCACTTCTCTCATCTTTCGAACCCAACGAATTCCTGATCAATACTACAGATTCCCACTTAACTGAGTATGACTATGATGAGCTTGAAGCTTTAACCTGTAAACAAGTTTATAAATCATAAGGAGCATTTTATATGAAGACTTTTACTAATACCCACACATTACTATACCACACTAATGATTCAATTTCAATCCCTCTCAGATACTCTATCATTGAAGGAACCACATGGTTCGTAGGCAAAGATGTAGCAGCCATTTGTGGATACAAAGACACATGGAAAGCTATAAAATACCATGTTTCACCGGAAAATATAGATCATATCATCCTAGATGGCCATAAACATATTATTATCAATTTCTCTGGATTCGAACAGTTGGCACCTGACAAGAAGCCAGTAAACTGGTTTGTAAATAATAATATTGCTACTTTTACAGAAGAAAAATCAGTATCAGAACCCCCAACAGTGTTCACT